ATTCCGTTACCCCAGAGCTTGTACTCAGAGCTGTCGGTCTGGAGGCCGTTGTACCACTTGAGCATCTGCTCCTTGGTGTACTCCTTGGCCTCTCTGCCACCGATGACCGTCGCATGGGTGTTTCTGACTTCCAGCCAGAATCTGTATTCCGCATCGGAAAACTCGGTCTTAGGGTCGATGTCGCCCCATCGATCTGCAAATCCCTGGAGTCTTGCACACTCGGTAGGAGTCAGTCGGCGGACAATGTAGCGGACGGTGATCTCCGGGAAGACCACTACATGGGGGTCTTTCCAGTCCCTCGCCTTGAGGGTAGGAACCTTTTCCTCCTCGGTGTTGCAATGGAAGGTTTCAACGCCATACGCCACAGCCGGACGATCAATGGTGTTCAGCGTATAGCCGACATCCTCTTTCCAGCCCTTGCCGTTACAGCCAGCGGTGTCGGCTCGGTCGATGCCGTTGCCCTGCAGACAGTAGACGGGCTGCTTCTCGACCACCACAGAGGTGTAGTCGGTGATGCGGTTCTCATGGTCACCAGTAAGGGTGCTTACGGTATCGCCGTCTCCATTGCCTCTGGCATCGTAGGTCTTAACACAAATACCAGGCGTGACTCCGGCTCTCAGAGTAGGTGCTACCTCATCCTCATAGCCGATGCCTCTGGTCTTGGCACTCTGTTCGGGGCAGAAGCCAGCGGACTCCATAACGCAAGGCAGATTGCCGTGGGTTTCTGCTCTCAGCGTGGGAGCTTTGCCATCGGTGCGGACATTGATGGAGGAACCGCCCTGGTCATCCAGAACCATGTGTGCCACCGCCATGCGGTTGTCGCCAGCCTCGGCTCTCAGCGTTCCGCTCACGCCCTCGTAGATGTGGCCGCCCTCTCTCGCTGCGATGCCGGGTTCAAGTGTTACAGGGACTGCTCCCTCTCGATCATCTGCTCCAGTGCCGTTTTCAGCATGGGAGGCAGCTGCTTGCCACGGCGTTCTGCCCTCCGCAAAATACCCTCGCACGCCTTTGCGCTCAAATAGTACTTCTTGGGCGCGTTCGCCTCTAAGATCGAGGACAAGGTGGATTCGACGGCGACGCTGGGGGACTCCCCAGTATTGAGCATCAAAAACTCGGTACGCAAGGCTCCATCCGTCTCCGCAGTAACTGTCGGCATAGGGCCATCCGTTTTTTGGAACCGCAGGCATAACGGCGGACGGTTCGACGATTTTGATAAGTTCTTCGAGGACGATGCGGAAGTCTTCTCCTCCATTGCTTGAGAATGCTCCGGGCACGTTTTCCCAAAGAGCGTAAGACGGAAATCTACCATGTGTTGCCTCCTTCATTTCTCTGATGATGCGGACTGCCTCCATAAACAGACCGCTTCGTGTGGTTTCCTCATCTCCGTTTGCCTCATGCTTGAGACCGGCACGCTTGCCAGCCACAGAAAGGTCTTGGCACGGAGAGCCAAAGGTGATGATGTCGACAGGCTCGACCTCTGCACCGTTGATTTTGCTGATGTCGCCCAGATGCTTCATATTGGGAAATCGGCTTCTGGTGACCGCGATGGGATACGGTTCCACCTCGCTTGCCCATGCAGGCTCGATCCCGCACAGGCTGCCAGCCAGAGGAAAACCGCCAGAGCCATCGAACAGGCTGCCTAATTTGTAAGTCATGTATCTTCCCTCCTAATCTACACGCTTGCGCTTGCCACGCAGGTTGTGTATCTTCATCAATGTCTTGTCGATGGGTACAGGTACGATGTGGTACTTCCCATCGAATGTCTGTTGCCCAATATTGTGGGCTTCGCTGTGGTGCTCTCTGCACAAAGGCTGTGCCAGCATACCCTCCTGGTCGATCTCGTCTCGGTTGCGCCCCGCTCCGATGCGGTCATGGTGATGCAATTCCGCAGGCGCACCGCAGATGGCGCACTTCTTGTGGATGAGGCAGGCATACACATACGCCTCCACATCGTCCACCATGTCCAGCAGAGGAAAACTGCAAGGGATGTTCCAGTCCAGAATGAAGTTGACCAGATATCTCTGGAAGGCACACACCAGCGACATCGGTGCCGAACTCAGCGAGAAAATCTTATCGGCAGTCTCCTCCAGGTCTTCTGCCAGAAACTTGATTTTCATGTACTCCTTGGTGCTGTCGATGCCTTGCCCTGTGAAGTCGCTGATTTCTCTGAGCAAGGCGTACACAGCACGTCTCTGCTTGTCCGACAGCGGTCTGGCGTCAATGGGCTGCACCAGGCACTCCTTGAACTCGCGCTTGGTCATGGTCATCCAGTCGTCGTAGGGCGCTCTGATTAGCAGCTCCTGCCGGCGCTCGTCATAGCCCACGATCCGACCCTTGACCGTCTCAACAGGTGATTTCACTGAGCACTCGCCGCCTTGCGTTCAGCTGCAGCCGCCTTCTCCGCGGCCTTCTCCGCCTTGGTCACGTTGTTCTGGCACTCAGGACACAGCACCTGTCCGAAGCGCTTCTTGCTGTAGCCCACGATGTTCTCCACCGACCAGGTCTCGCCGTTGCGAATCTTGGTAGGCTTGATCAGGCAGTCGCACATCTCGCAGGTGACCATATCGGCAGGGTTCTTCGGCTCGCTCTCACCCTCAGGAAGATCCTCGCCAGCGTAGATGTAAAGGCCGAGACCATGTCGGGCCAGAGCCTTGGTCAGACTGCGCTGGATGGCCTTGTTCACGTCGAAGGAAGTCACCTTGTCAAAGGGGATAGAAGCGTTGCGGAAGTCCATCACCGGCAGATACTCGATGTGCTCGATGCCCTCCACGGTAACACCGGTCTTGACCCAGCAGGTCTTGCCGTCGGTGTGGTAGTTCCAGCCGGTCGCGTTCTCATAGACGGTATAGCTGGCATCGGGATGCAGCTTCTTCACTTCGCCCCAGGCCCATGCCCAGGAAAGGTAGGTCAGACCGTTCTTCTTCTCGGTCTTGTCGTTGACGTTAATGCCGTTCAGTCGGCTGAAATAGTTCTCCATAGCTCCTCCTTACACTTCCTCAGAAACTGCAGCCAGTCTTGCACAGCCGGCGGTGTCAATGTCGATGCCCAGGGCGTTCAGCAGAGCGCTGTCCAGCGCACCCTGTGCTGCCAGGTTCAAGGATGCAATCGGATGCTCCAGGTCGGTCTTGTTGACCACGCGGATCTGGTCGCACTTGATGCGGCTGCGGGTGCCGTTCATGATGATCTCGATCTGGCTGGGATAGATCTTCTTCAGCACGTTGGTGGTCATGGGAACCACGGTCACCAGGGAAGAACTCTCGTTCAGCCGGTTGGAGGAAACCACCACCACGGGCCGCTTGCCGTGCATGATGTTGCTGCTTTCGTCGCATTCGCAGGGGTCGTTGTAGTAACAGACGTCGCCGCGTCTGAAGGTGAAGTCTCTCTCGTAATCCATCGTTATCCTCCTTAAAAACTTTTCACCAAAAATCTCTTTGCCCAGTCTCTGAGGCAGTCCTCATGGACCAGTGCGCCGTAGATATCGTAGTAATCCTCATCGGAACAGATGTCATCGCCGCAGTGCTCGCACTTGCCGATGGCCTTGGGATCGCTATGTGCCTGGTGTCGTTCAGCATCCCACACAGGGTCATCAGAATAGAAGATCATTCCTTGCCAACTCCCTTCAGCAGCTCAGACGTGCCGCCATCGTTCTTGATGTCCATGCCGTCCTTGATCCAGGTGCGGCGTTTGATCTTCGCCTCGCTCTCCAGGTCGCGCTCGATCCAGTGTACATACCGGTACCCCCAGTCGCGGAAGCTCTCCTCCGGCAGCTTTTTCTTCAGCAGCCCGTCCACCTTCGCACGGGTCGCATCTGCGTCCGGCGTGTACTGCAAACCATCGCAGACGAACATGAGGTTTTCGATGAACTCCACGCCGCCGCGCACCAGACGTTCTGCGCCCCAGGGGTCTTTGCCCATGCAGGACCCGTATCCCTGTGTGATCAGATACGCATCCAGCGCCGCCTGCTTGAGCCACTGCTCGGTAATGGCCATCGCCTGCTTGCTCTCTCGCTCGTGCTTGGCCTCGTTGAACTTAAAGCCCTTGTTCTTAGCCATAATATTTCTCCATCTTCTCCAGCACTTCTCGGCTGTACTTGGTCTCTACGGCCTCGCCACCGTTGTAGAACCCCAGACCACGAGCTAAACCGTACTTGTCGATGCACTCTCTGATGAAGTGCATTGCCACTCGGAAGTTGCCCTCTGGGTCCATCAGATCAGTGACGCCCAGCGCTGCCATCCGGTCTCCGTGCCACTTGGGCCAGACCTGGAAGTAGCCGTAGGCGTTGCCGCCGTCACCCTTGGTGTTCTTGAACTGTGTCTCCTGCTCGAGCATAGCCAGCGCCAGCGCGTACTCAACCTCGAACTCCTTGCACGCGCCGTACAGCATAGCCTGCAGCTCGTAGGAGAGGGGAATGTCTTCCCGGAGGTATGTGTCCTCCACCATCGGGTCCAGGCCAGCAGGGGCCGTCTCCGTTGCGGGAATGGGCATCGCTGCCGACATCTTCGGTTTGCCGATCTCCACCGGCTCGTAAACCACGGTCACAACGACCGGCTCCTTGGGCATCCGCTCCAGGACGGTCACCGTCACGGCGAAGCAGAAGAACGCCAGACAGATGAGCATCACTGCCCACCACAGCACACGCTGCAGCTTCTCATCACGCTTCATAGTCCTTCACCTTCCATCCGAAAAACGCGATGCTCATGTAGATGTCCTCGTTGGTGGCATCCGTATTCAGACCGCGAATCACGCTCCACACAAAGTCATAGATCGCGTTCCAGTTGAGTCCTTCACTCATCTCGATGGCCTTCGCCACAGTAATCGCTTCCTGGCAGATGCGGTTCACATTGCCCTCTTCATAAGGGGACTCGTTCAGCTCTCGCAATAACTCAATCAGAGCGTCCAGCGTCCGCTTGTTGATCGTCTTCATTTTTTAAGCTCCTTCTTCACTTGCTCCGCTGCAACCACCAGTCTGGCCGCTGCATCGGCTATCATTTTCATGCGTGCCTCTCGCTCCTCGGCTGTCAGCTCCGGGCGATGCACTCTCACAATGTTATCCATCCGATCCCCTCCGTGTTACGAGGATATTAGGCACTGTTTGTCCGTTATTCCTCCGCTTTCTCCAGACCCAGAATCTCGCAGATCACATCTACCTTTCCAGGCTTGCCGCCTCGTCCTGTGTCTCCAGGCGTCTTGCCTGCCATCAGTCGGTAAAGGTACGAACTGTCGAAATAATCACCCGTTCGCGCCTTCACCTGCTGGATCAGCCAGTCCTGAGTCTGCCCCAGCTCTACCAAGCGGATCTTCACCGCTTTGCCGAAATCAGTCGTTCTTGCCAACTTACACACTCCTTCCCATAGATAAATTACGTGTTTGTTATTGACAATTACGGAAAGTAGTAATAATATGAAAGTACCACCAATCACAAAGAATTACGAGTTTTCGTAACCGCCACGCTTATGATATTACGAGTTTTCGTAAATGTCAATGCTTTTCGTTACGATTTTTCGTAATTTGTCACTATGCCCAAAAAGGAGGTGCCAAATTATGAGCGAGTTATACAAAAGAATCGAGGAGTTGTGCAAGGATAAGGGAGTTACTATCACAGATATGTGTAGAGCCTCCGGCGCTCCACGCGGTAGCCTATCGGATTTGAAGATGGGAAGAACAAGCGGCCTAAACTCAAATACGCTTAGCAAGATCGCTACATATTTCGGGGTATCTGTTGATTATCTGCTTGGAAAAGCCGAAAGACTTTTTACCGGTGACGAGGATCTGCTTTCCGCCGAAACGCTTGCATCCTTAGCCGGCGAGGAAAATAAAAAACCCGCCGACCAAAAGGCCAGCGGGCTACGGGGCACGGGATATGAATTACTTAATGATGAGAATCGGGCTGTGATCGATGCTCTGATTGAGAAGCTATATAGATCTCAATCTGGCGAATGATCTCTTCCTTATTCTCATCGCTCAGTTGTTCAAACATCTCTGTCGGTGTCATACACTCGCCCCCTTTCAAGCCAAATAATAGAACATTTGTTTGATTTGACACAATAGTAAACTAATGGAAGTCCGATAGTACGGACAGTATAGCACAGTGCTAATTAAAAGTTTGTCGAAATCCCTGCCCAGGTAGTGCAGTCCCGGGCAGGAGTCTACATCAAAGGAGTGAGCATCATGTATATAATACCGCAATTGACGCCGATCGAGACGCTGTTGTACTCCAGGAAGTCAAGAACAGATGACCCAAATATGTCAGTCGAAGAAGTTCTCGAAAATCACGAGAAGATCCTTAACGACTGGATCGAGCGCAACCTACCAGGCATGGGCCCAATCCCACAGGAAAACCGGTACCATGAGGTGGTGTCCGGCGAGACCATCGACAGCCGGCCGAAAATGAAAGAGCTGTTAAAGCGCATCGAGTCTCCAAAGGTAAAGGCGATCCTGTGCGTGGAGCCGCAGCGTTTAAGCCGCGGTGACCTGGAGGACATCGGTAGACTGGTAAAGCTGCTGCGCTATACCAATACCATCGTCATCACACCTACGTTTACTTACGATCTGCGCGACGATCACGACCGTGACTCTTTCGAGCGAGAGCTGAAGCGCGGTAACGAATACCTGGAATACTCCAAGAAGATCATGCGCCGTGGTAGAGAGCTTGCCGTGGAGCGCGGATGCTTCATCGGGAATATCCCTCCCTATGGCTATGATAGAATCATGATCAAGGAAGGCAACCGGAAGTGCTACACGCTGACGCCAAACCCAGAGCAGGCGAAAGTCGTAAAGATGATATTCGAGTGGTACCGCGACGGCCTGGGCTCGCACCGCATTGCTGCAAAGCTGAACGAGCTGGCGATCCCTACAACCAAGGGTGGCAAGTGGCACGCAGAGTCTCTTAACAAGATGCGCAAAAACGAGCACTATATCGGCAAGGTGTTTTGGAACCACCGCAAGACCGTCAGAACCATCGAGGATGGCGAGCTGGTGACAAGCCGACCGATCAACAACGAATATATGTCCTTCCCTGGCAAGCATGAGCCTATCATCGATATGGAGCTGTGGAACGCCGTACAGGAGATCCGCGGCCAAATCCCGCCGGTGAAGCGAAGCAAAGAGACGGTGAACGAGTTTGCCGGCATTGTGTATTGTACTTGCGGATACGCTATGTCGCTGCGCACGTACAAGCAGAAGGACGGCAGCGAGCGCTCTGCCCCTCGCCTGCTGTGTACCAATCAGCATGAATGCAGCACAGCCTCCTGCACCGTCGAGGAAATGCAAAACGAAGTCGTTAAGATTCTCCAGGATGCTATCAAAGACTTCGAGCTTCGTATTGAGCGCGACGCCTCCGACAGCGTGGCATTTCATCGTGAGCTTGTTGCCAATTTGGAAAAGCGCCTTGTGGATCTGAACGCGCTGGAAGTTTCCCAATGGGAAAAGTACACGATGGAAGGTATGCCCAAGCACATCTTCGATATGCTGAACGAAAAGGTGCTGAAGGAAAAGGCTGAAGTGGAACAGGCACTATGTACCGCAAAAGACTCCGTGCCAGAGCCCATCGACTACGAGAACAAGAAAGCAATGTTCTCCGATGCACTGGACGCCCTGCGCGACCCGGTCGTTCCTGCAAAGTACAAGAATATGCTTCTGAAACGCTGCATCTGTCGTATCAACTACTACAGACAGAAGAAGCCAAAGGAATACGGAAACCGCTGGGGCGAGGCTGCACCTATGGAGCTGGACGTTCATTTGACGGTCTGATATTTTTTTAATCTTTATATACATCATGAATGCGCAGAAGAATCCGCACATTGAGGATGTACATTAGAAACATAACAAAGAGACTCCCCATTTCGGGGAGTCTCTCTTGCGTTAGTTGCCGAAGTAGTACAGGTAGTCTGCGTCATCCTTCACGGAGGAATACACGGTACCGTAGAGGTACAGGTAGTCCTTTGCAGACAAGTTCATGCCCTTCAGATAGGACTTGATCTGCTGCTTTTTGTCCTCGCCCTTGAAGCTGTCGACGACACCCTTGAACTGTGCGTACTTCCTCATGTCGACGCCATAGGAATGTGCCTCATGCGCCTGGTCAGTGCCCCACAGATATGCGATGCCCTGGTTGTCCAGATCGCTCATCTTGGCAACAGCAGCAGCCTTCTCCGCGTTGGTTGCGGTACCGCCCAGCTCGCCGTTCTTGTTAGGCTGATCAACAGCCTTCAGCGTGTCGCGGTATCCGAAATACTGCTCCTCGCTCATTCCTGCGTTCTTCGCTCCGATCAGCTTGTCAGCATCGGCTTTGCCGAACGTGTTGCCTTCGCCAATATACTCCATAAGGGTTCTCATGTCGATATCGGCGTTATAGGCGTTGTAGATGGCTTCGCTGTCCATAACAGCTGCGATGTCTGCATCGCTCAGCCCCGGCATAGACGCGATAGCTGCTGCCTTCTCGGCGTTGTCGTAGCTATCGTTGTCATTGTTGTTCTGATCGGCCATGTTCAGAGCCACCTTGTACAGGATGTACTCGGTCTCATCCATGCCGCTGAACGCCTCTGCATCGAGAGCCTTAGCCACCCAGCTGTCAGGTTTGTAGTCGCTCACCTTGGATTTGGCGATTGCGCTGGCGTACTCATAAGCCAGTTCAACAGCTCTTCCCTTTTCCGCATCGGGCAGGTTGTCGTACTCCTGCTTGCCGGTGAGGTCGGTCAGAATGTCGTAGGAAAGCTGGCCCTTCTCGGTGGCGTACTTCACATACTCCTCGGCGGTCAGATCCTTGCGATCACCATCCACGTTGAAGTATTTGCTGGGGCGAGAAGGCAGAACGCTGTACTCATCGCCCTTCTCGTCGTGCAGTCTGGCCAGCTCCTCCTCCATCTCGCTTGTCTCAATCTGAGACATATAAGCGGGGTTGAGGAAGTTGTTGAAGATATTGCCTGCCTTGCTGCCGGTGCTCTCGGTGCGGCCCCATGCATCGACATAGGGAATCTGGTTGAAGTCCCAGCCGGGGGTCTTCGCGCTGATCTTGCCGAGAGTGTACTGCATATCGGAAGTCAGGAAACCATTCTTCTCGGTGTAGGTGGTCATCCGCTCATCCTGTGCGCTGCGCTCTGCCTGTCCCAGGATCGTCGGGAACGCCTGGGTGAGGTAGCTGGTGGCCGCGCTTGCCAAAATGGTAGGCAGAGCCGACAGACCGCCGCCAGAAGCGGCATAGCCCACGCTGTCGAACAGGTCGTTCAGACTCTGCAGGCAGCTCATCTCCAGCAGAGGCTCAGTCACGTTAGAGACCGAGGTCAGGATGTCGGACAGATTGGTCACGCCCTTGTTCTCGCTTGCCGTCTCGTACAGGTTGACGCCGATGAACAGAGGCAGAACTTCGGGAGCCAGCCAGTCCAGCGTGATGCTCTTGCCATTGGGCAGCTCCAGAGCATAGGTCTGGTGGCCCTGCAGCTCCTCGAACTTCTTCTCCTTCTCGTCGTCGCCACCGGCACCACGGATGAGACCCTGTGCAGCCATGTAGAGACCGAGCGCCAGCAGTCCAGTACCGGTCAAGCCGGCGGAGATGTTGTCGATGGCCTCAGCTGCGGTGAGATCACCCTTGGAAACCTTGTACAGGTCGTAGGTCATGCCCTTCACAAAGCCAATCGGGCTGTACTCAATGCCGCGGACAAGGATGTTGGCGGGAGTCTTGCGGAAAGGCAGGATACCCTCCATGACCACGCTGACGCCCTTCTTGACCTTGTTATCGCCGCTGTATCTGCCCAGCTCGCTGATGGTCTGGGAGAAGGCGTTGGTGTCGCGGTAGGTGGCCTTCTGGGCCTCCTTGATGGCGTATGCTCTGGCGTTGCCCATTGCCTTGCCTCTGCGCAGCTGATCAACCGTGACGCCGTGCGCCTTGCAATACTGCGCCAGAGCGAAAGCGTAATGAGGACGTGCAAACCACATATCCTCCGCCTCCATCGCTGCGCTGTTGCCCTTCCGAGCTTTCTCCAGAGGCTTGAGCTTGAAAATCTGACGACCTTCCTCGACGTGCTGGTTCTTGATGTAGTTCTCGTTGTACTTGCCGCCGGCGGAGATTTCATCCGCCACGTTGGCGTAGTCCTCCCAGGCCGCCTGCAGCAGCTTTCTGCCGGGCATAGCTTTGCTGCGTGCCATCTTTCCACCAGACACGAAGCTGACCATTTTCTCAATTGCGGTGGCGGTCAGATCCTTCGTCGCCACAACGGGTGCAAAGCCAAGGTTGCCGACGATGTTTCGCACATGGGTTCTGGGGTTGCCCAGCATAGCCAGGTATCTCCACGCATTCCACTTGTCCATGAAGGTCGAAGGCATCTGGCGACCGATGTCGCGGTAGATATCTGCCATGATCGCGTCGCGCTCTTCCTGGTTTGCAGCCAGAAGGAACTTGCGTGCCAGCTCCTCGTTGATCGTCAGCGTGACGTCTTCCTTGAAGACACGCTCAGCAGCCTTCTGGTTGTAGACGGAATCCGCATCAAAGGCACCCAGGCGGGCCAGCATCTCGAACCGCTCCTGGAGGGTCTTCTGGCCTTTCTTGCGCTCCTTGAACATGGACTTCAATCTGTCCTCAGAGAACTTCCGGCTCATCTGATCGAAGTGCTCGGCAACGATGTCAGCCGTGCGGGTGGCCTCAGCTCTGCCGAAACCGTACTTGGCGATCAGCTTGTCAGCGATGGCCCGCTTTGCGGACTCGCCGGTGCCGGATAGGACTACGTCGGACAACTTCAGGCCGATGTCCTTCATGGCAGATTTGATCGCACTGTCGACGATCTTGGTGCCGTCCGCCTTGCTTTCGCTCACGGCGTCGTAGACGTAGGAGTGAGCAGCATCGCGGATGGTGTCGGCCATCTCGTCGGTCGCACCGGTCTGTCTGATCAGGTTGTCGGCAATGGTGTCGGCCATGCCGGTGAAGCCCAGCTCCTCCTGCTTCTGGAGGATAGCCTTGCCCTCGCCGCTGTCCGCTGCAGCCTTGACCAGCGCCCGCATGAAGATCGCGTTCTGGGGATTGGTGTTAGCGTCCACGCCGATACCGCTGTTGATGAACTCGCTCAAGAACTGATCGTCTGCGTACTCCTCGCGCAGTTCGATCTGCGCAGCCTGCCACGCCTCGGCGTAGAAGGACTGGTTCTGGATGTAGTCGCGCAGCAGGTCGATTGCAGTCAGTGCCTTGCCCTTCTTTTCCTTCGGCAGTTTCTCGGAGGCGAACCGGTTCAGTTCCGCGACGATGTTCTGCAGGAAGGTCTTTTCCTTGGGCTTGGCATTCCGTCTGTTCTCAAGGCTCTTGGCCAGAGACTCGCCAACCTTCTGTGCGTACTCGAACACGAAGGGTTCGCCGGCCTGGTTGCCCTCGATGACGACACGGTTGCCCTTGCGCTTGACCTTCGCACCGGTGTACGCCTTGCCAACGGCATCGGCAGCGTCCTTTTTGGCCTTCCGAACAGCACCGGCAGCGCGGCCAGCGCGGGCGTCATCCGCCTCGCTGTTCTTGTTGCGCTTGTTGATGTTCTCCTCCATCTTCTGCACGCTCTTGACAGCGCCATAGAGCTGTGCATCGGGAGTCAGCTTCTTGAGGATTCTGGTCGCCTGGAGTGCCTGTGCAGCGCTCCGCTGGTGGCCTACCATGTGGTTCAAGACAGTCATGGCCGTCTCCAGGTCGCCCTTAGTGGCTGCGGCATTGTACAGTGCCCAGCCCAGCGCGGTGCTGGCCTTGCTCACCTTGCCTGCCTCCACGTCGGAGATCCACTCCGCCAGGGCTGCGCCGTAACTCTTGTTCTTAATGGTGGCCTCTGCATCTGCGATGGCGTCCTTGTCAGTGTACACATCGTAAGAGAATGTGCCGGAGGTCACCAGTTCCTGGATGCGGGGGATTGCAGCTTTGGGCGTCACCTGTGCCTCCAGGATGGTTCTGACGGTCTGGGACACCTTGCGCTTGCTTGCAGATTTCTGAGGCACGGAGATCTCGCGGTACGGTCTCTCGCCTCGCTTGATCTCGCCGTAGGTCTTCAGCAGCTTGCCGTATTCCGGACCAACCACGCCCATGACCTCAGTCTCAATTTCCTGCCGGCTCTTGCCAGCCTTCTTGCCCTCGCTACGGATGCGGTCGATCTCTCGGCGCATCTCATGCTCACCCTTGAGGGAAAAGTTTTCTTCCCCAGAGTACTGGATAACCTCCGGTGTCAGAGCAACCCAGTCTACGGTCTCGCCGCCTCCGGGTCTGTCGTACACGATCTTGACGGTGTCGTAGCCCTCGCTGACGAAACGTTTTCTCTTTTCAGCATCGGTCTCGCCGGTCATCATCAGCTTGCGGTACTCTTCACCCTGGTGTGCCACGAGGGTCTTCTTTGGAGTGAGGGTGTACTGCTTTGCATTGCCCCACTGCTTTGCACTGTCCTCGGTTTCAGCAAAGAAGATTCCAAGCTCGTCTTTTAGTTTGGAGAAGTCGAAGGCGTCGAAGTCGGTCTTGCTACCGTGGTATACGGTTACCTTGTTTTTATCGGTTTTCATAGCGCTTCCAGTATAATCCTGAGCACCAGAGTTATCAAGACCGCCCTTCAAGCTGTACTGACCGTTCTGCGTCTTCTCGATGAATCGGTCAGCAGCGCGTCCAGCTCGCACGACGTCAGGCTCCTGCACGGAATAGCCAGCCCAGTGCTCCTTGGCATAGTCAGCGGTCAGCATATCCTTCTGGAAGCCGGTCACGTTGATGGTCTGCTGGTCACGGTAGGTGCCGTCGTTGTTGTACATGGGCCGGTCGATCAGAGTCTTCCAGTAGCCCTTGCTGTCGGTGAAGTCGCCGTGCTTTTCGCCCTTGACGGTGGCACCGGAGAAGCGGGGAATCAGGCCCAGGTTGTAGCAGTAGGACCGGAACAGGAAACCGTTGATGTAGGCCTTGTCGCGATTGACAGTCTTGTTCCAATACTCATGAGGCATAACAGCCTTGGCCTGGTTGGTGTTCAGCCGCACGTCATACTCAGAGCCACCCTCGACCCACATCTTGTTGTAGAGATCCCACAGCGCGCCGGCGGTCCAGCTCTGGTACTCAGCGATGGCAGCCTTGTCGCCGCGCAGCGCCTTGCGCTCCACAGCACGGAGATCAGCAAAGGATCTGCCGGTGATGTCCACAGACTCGCCGCGGATAAATGCCAGGTCATCAGCAGAGGGTTCCCAGTTCTTGCCGCCGTCCTTGCCCTTCAGCAGTTTGGACCGCAGATCGTTACGCCGCTTCTGATCGGCGGTGGCGTTGCTGCGTTCCTTGTCGGACTGTACGTCGCTGTAGTCCTGGTAATAGCTGAGCGTGAAGCTCTCGCCCAGGTTGCTGACCAGCACACGGATGAACTCATTGATGGACGCGCCGCTGGCGTGGTAAGGAATGACAAAGCCAATGTACTTGCCCAGGGTCTCCTCGGAGTCCTCCAGAGCAGCCAGGATGTGGTTGTCATTGATACCCACCAGGATCAGCTGTGCGCTGTCGTGCAGCTCATTGGCACGCTGTGCAGCCTCGAAGTCGATACCGGTGACAGAAGAGAACACCAGTCTGTTCACGCCGTCGCTCGTGGTGATGTAGCCCTTGTTCTTGGGCATGACGGACAGGTTGACGTCGCCTCTGACAGCAGCCACCATGTCGGCAAACTCGATGATCTTGGTATAGGTCTGCAGCTTGGAGCCCAGAGCCTGGCACTCAAAGAATGCCATCAGATAGTCCAGCGCATAGTCGTAGCGGAAGTCCGAGGTGGACTGGAACCGCTGACCGCCGATAAGGTTCTGCGCCTTGGTGCGCTTGATCGCCTTGTCGAGGGCTGCCATCTGCTCCTCAGTGAACTCGCCGGTCACATTGGCAAACAGGTCGTTGCCGGTTGCGGAGTTGCTGTCCACGCCCAGGATCATGTCACCCAGACGCATATCGGAATAAGGCAGGATAGCCTTACCAGCGGAGGGGCCTCTGCTGGTGCGGTACTTCCATGCAAGAGGATAAGACTCAGCGAAGGTAGCCGCGTCATCCAGATTGAACAGGACGTTGGGCTTTACCTTGCCATGCTTGGCGTAATCGGGATCGGTTCGCACCTGCAGCAGCCATGCCAGCTCAGGGGCCACGCTTGCCTTGATCTCGTTCATGCGCTTCTTGACCTGGGGAATCCGCTTTTCGACCTCGCTCATTCGGTCATCGACGGAGCGCAGCATATGAGCATTGTTTTCCCGGATGGCTTTCTTCCGCTTGGCGGTCAGCTGCTTCTTCTCCAGAGACAGCATCTCGCTCTCGTGGTCGAGGGAGTCATACTCCTCATCCTGCTCACGAAGCATCTTCTTCAGATCCTTGGCCTTGCCCTTGCCCAGCTTCTCGGTCAGCTCGTCGATACGCTTGCGCAGCTGCTCGTCGGTGTAGCCGTCGTACTTCTCCTGCCAGCGGTACATATTGTCCAGGATAGAACCGATACCGGCCCATCTGGAGAACACATAGCACACAGGGCAAGGAACGCTGCTGCCCTCGGTGATCAGCTCTGCCTGCAGTTTCGTGACCTCATCCTTGCTCAGACCGCGCTTCATCTTCATCATAGCGCGGGACATAGCGGTGATGATGTCCTGGGTCTTGCGGCACACAGTGGTGAAGTCGATGGTGGTGCCGTACTGGCCGTCTGCATTCTTCTTGAGTGCAGAGAACATCGAAGCGCCTACCCATGCCCAAACCAGATCGGGGTCCTGGGTATTCATGATCATGTTCATGATATCGGCCATCGCCTTGTACTGGTCGTTAGCCTCTGCCTGGGTGATGTTACCCTTAGCAGCTGCCACGGTGATCAGACCGCCCAGACCGCTGTTCTTCTTGATGTGCTCCGGCGTGACCTTCGTCACGGTCTTGCCGCCCATCTTGAACACGACCTTGCCCTTCTCATCGCGAGTAACATCCAGACCGGCAGCGTGAGCGGTGCTCTTGATGCTGTAGCGGATATCGGGATCTTCCGTGGGGCTCTTGTTATCCTTCGCCTTGAACTGGTTGGAATTGAAGATAACATAATCCGTGCCAGTCGGGCTCTTGGAATTGTAGAGACCGTCCATGCCGTAGTCAATCACGTTCTTGATGATAACACCGTCGTAGGAGCCGTCCTTCAGCGCTTTTTCCACAATATCATTGGTGGTTACATCCATGTAAGAGTTTCTGCGGATTACGTCATCAGAGAAATTCTCGGATGCCATGCTGAACAGAGCTGCCATATCGGCGCACTTCCAAAAAGCGCTGTTGAGAACCTTGGTGTTTTTGTCAGCAGTGGGCTTACCGGAGTCTCTGACGGCTCGGCTCACCTCTTCGTTGAATGCAGAGAAGTCTTCCCAGCCTGCCAGGCTGATCAGGGCAGCCTTCTCTTCCGCCGTAAACGCATCGCGCATCTGCTCATAAAGCCCCTGGGAGAACTCGGAGCTGACACGATCCCAATATCTGCCCTTTGCGTCCACCACATACGGGTTGGTGATGTTGAGGTAGCCCTCGTACTGCACACTCTCACCATCGCTGTAGCTGGCGGACATCTCCTTGTTGTCGGTAAAGAAGGTAATGCCGGTGCCGTACTCGCTGAAGCGATAGTTGCCGTTACCCTGTTCCCCGTTGAACACGGTAAAGCCGGCGGTCGGGGAGCTGTGATAAACGGTCACCAGTCGACCCTGCTCATCGCGCACCTTGGAGTCCTTGAAATACTCCGCCTGCTCCTTGGACAGGGTGTTGCCGTCAGAGTCCTTCAGACTGTAGTTTACTTCGTCCAGCGTTTCGCCGCGTTCTTCATCGCCACGCGAAGATACTCCTTCTCGTACTCCTCTACGCTCATTTTCTCCCTCAGTTCTCGCAGGTCCTTCATGGTTTGCGCGGGCGGGATCTTTCCAGCCTCCGCTACGATCTGTTCCAGTGTTTTCTCCATTTGCACTTACCTCCCGTGTATAAATCAAAACGTGTCCATCGTTTGCCACACCTACCGAGTCAATGTGCAACACAGAGCCGGGCAGATGGACAACCTCCCGCTGAGAAGGAATGGAATAGGTGTCAGAGATGTCCTTGCCATTCGTTCCGTCGATCACCAGATGCACGACATAGTCGCCGGGGACCACATAGCCGTTGGGATCTTTGGAAGAAGACGTGAACGCATTCAGCGTGATATCTCTGCCATTGGCGTACTCCTCCAGGAAAGCATCATATTCTGCCTTGCTGCCAAAGTCGTAGTTGCGGTAGGTTCTGCCGTTGAAGTCAGGCATCTTCTCCAGAGCCGCCTGTACGTTCGCAATGCTGTAGTCAGTGAACTCAGTGCGCTCATACTTGTCTTCGCCGCGCTGAATGGACGTCCATTCGTAAGCGCTGCCTGCCACATAGAGGTGCAGAAAATCGCTTTCCTCGTCAGTCAGGCCGTACTTCGCCTTGCCTGCTGCTCGCCGTTCAGCCATATAGATATGGTTGTTGTCCAGTGCACGGACCTTCACTTCCGTCTCGTAGACAGGGGCGGAGTTCTCACTGCCCTTGATGGATCGCATCGTTTCAGTGCTGCCATTATATTCCTGTCCGCCGCGATTTTCAAGAGCTCTGGCCATCTCCACGTTCTTCGCAGCCTCAGCAATGGCACTCTCGAACATATTGCGCAGCTGCTCCAGCTCGGTGATGCCCTGCTTCAGGTTGGCTCTGGCCTCGGCGTTCTCCTTGCCGGTCAGCTTGCGCACCCAGGCCTTCAGCTTCTGGATGGTCTTGTCCAGCCAGTTCTTGTAGACCTTTGCGCCTTCCTTGGCCTGCTGATCCTCACCGTTCAGCACCCGCTTCATGGCGTCCATGAACTTCTGCTCATCGCCGTCATACAGCATGAGGATGGAGTCAGCACCCACTTCCTCGATAGCGCCTTCGGTGGTCAGATCCACATCATTGTCCGCGTAGAAGGCCTGTCTGCTTCGAGCCAGGTTCTCGCTGCCGGCTTTGCTCTGCCGGTAGTTGTACATGGCGTTGTTGAACGCACGCATCGCTTCGGGTGCCCGGTCGGATGCAACGTGGTCTGCGACCTCGTGGGCGAAGTAGAAGACGAAAGACTTGCCGCGGGTCTCGGACAGTTTCTCGACCTTCTGCTGATAGTCCATGCTGCCCAGCTTCTTCATCAGCTTGGAGTCGATGCCGAAGTCCTGAGCGAAGGCAACCACGCCGGTGCCCTTGGTGTATTTGGCGTTGTAGTTCACGCCGTCATAGCCGTTGAACAGACCCTGCACGCCCAGCTTCTTGTTCACGAACACCGCAAAATCCTTCTGCTCCTGGGTCAGGTCGGAAGGTGCGCCCTTGAAGTCAAAGCCAGACTCCTTCTCGCTGTACACGGCGGAAGGCTTGCGAGCCTTGTTCTGCTCCTGTCTGAGGTTGTAGTCCTGCAGACCGGCCTTGTATGCCTCCATCTGGAAGTCACTGCTGATGCTTGCCTTCTCCACCGGCAGACCGGTCAAACCTGCCTGGTACGGAGTATCGAAGCGTACCATCAGTTCGCTCGTGTCGACCTGGTTCTCTGCTGCGATCTCCTTGAACAGCTTCAGACCGTTCTCGCCGTAGCCCAGCTTCTTGTCCAGGTTCCGAGTCTCTGCAGCGCGCTGCTGACGCACAGGGTTATTCTCGGACATTGCGTTGACAGGAACTGTACTCTTCTCGGATACAGTTTCCCCGGCCATACGCTTCGCCTGCTGGATGTTTTCCCGCTGGGCGACCGTTTCCCTTGCCAGGTTTTCCAGCGTCTCCTGGGGCGTCTCCGTGGCCTGTACGGGGGTCTGCTCCTGGTTCTGCTGGATGGCCATTTCATTTGCCACCACAGCTCTGCCCAGCTCAGCCTCGGTCACGGTCTGGCCGGCATCCACCTTGGCCTTCAGTTCGCTGGCAGTCTTGTATGCCTCGGTGTTCTTGGGCATCTCCAGGCCTTCTGCGATTACGGCATCAGGATCAGTCTTGTACTCGCTGCCGATCTCGCCCAGTCGGTTGACGTTTGCCTTGTTCGCCGCGACATTCACCGTGGCACCGGGAACGTCCATCAGGCCGAAAGTCAGCGTAGAGGACAGCGCAGTCTCGCCCAGTCTCTGCAGCACCTCGGGTGCGGTATAGGCGAACTCGCCTTTGTCGATGTAGCTACCCAGCTGCGTACCGCCGATGGTGACGCCTTCCTGGGCCACTTCCTGGATGACCTGGTTGGCCACGTTGGGGAAGCGTCGCTTGAGCTCATCCCAAATAAGACCGGTCACGCTCTCATAACCCTGCTTGTTGTTAAATACCTTGAGGCCCTTAATCAGCTCATCAGCCTGCAGTGCCTCCAGCGCGGCGTTACCGCCACCGACAGCCAGACCGATGGCTCTTGCCACCTCGGGAGAAATGCCCTGCTCCAGCATCTCCTGGTACGCAAGGCCGCCTTCGATCTCAAAGTTAGCCGCTGCAGATCCTGCCTGCATACCGGTGATGAATGCGCTGGGAACCGTGATGACTTCCTCAGGCAGAGCGATCTGAGGACCAGCCTGACCCATGATGGCTGCGCCGCCAGCAAATGCCGTGCCAGAAGCGAGGGAACGGGGATCAGTCCACTGCCGGAACTGCTGGCCCAGCTGATTAGCCACGCCAGACAAGCCGGTCTCCAGCCAGTTATCCGTTTCAAACTGATAGTCCTCACCGGACAGCAGTTCTTTATAAGCAGCAGCCTGGTTTTCGTCGCCAAGCATTTCCTTGTAGCTCTCCTGGCCGTAGATGGAGTTGTAGTAGCCCTGCTTCAGAGAGTTCCACAGAATATCCTTCCATGTGGCGTCGCGCTGCTCGTAGCCGTCCAGACGGTCATACCACGCATTGTACTGGTTCGCATTGCTCTGGTACTGATCGTACAGGGTGTTGTACTGGTTCAGATTGGCATTGTACTGGTCGTACAGTGCGCTCAGCGCTGCGATCTCTTTCTGATAGTTGTCGAGGGACATCTGATCCTCAAAGAGATATTCGCCGGAGTCGCCCAGCGTAGCGCCGTACTTGGTGGCGATTTTGGCGTGGATGTCCTCACCGGTCGCGCCGTACTTCTTGAGGAACTCGGTGACCTTGCTTTCCGAACCAGTCAGTACAGCTTGGCTCTCCTCCAGCCGCTTGATGGCATCTTCAAGCGTGGTCTGGCTGTCGGTAAAGTTCTGCCGGATCTCTTCGATGGTGTAGCCGTCGTTCAGCTTGCTGGGGTCTGCAACGGGAGTCGCATTCCGAGGCACCACAGTCTCACGCCATTCGCTGCCGCCGTACTTGCCGGCACCGTATGTCTTGTCTACCTTCTCAGCCTGCTGTCTTGCCTTCTTCTGCAAGAAGCTGCTGGCCTTGCCGGTGTTGCTGGTAGTGTTGTTCGTGGTATTGCTGGTGGTGTTGCTGGTGGTGTTGCTTTTATTGTCGTTCTTGGAGGAGGAAGAGGGAGTCCCTCCGGCAGCATTGCTGCCACCGGAGGTTTTCTTTGCCTGTTCCTCTCGCCATTTGGAGCCGCCATAGGCGTTCTGGCCGTATTTCTCATCGAGCTTTTTGGCCTGCTCTTCTGCCTTCTTTTTCAGAAAACTACTTGCCATGTGTCTCCTCCCTCACTTTCGGTTTAACCCACCCAGGTGTAGCGCAGCTTACCTCCGGCGGTCTTTTCTTCCTTGATGATGCCCTTGTTGACGTAGGCCTCCACTTCCGTCCAGGAGTATCTGCCGTGGCCGGGAATGGTGACCCAGTCATCGCTGTGGCGGTTCTCGATCTCCGGGTCTGCTTCGCCGGTGCCGGTGTCGGTATAAGCCTGGACATTGCTGGGCTTATCGGCGTTGGGCTTCTGAACGACGCTGCCGCTGTCCTTCTTGGCGGGCGTGTCATCGACGACGGGCTTGTCGTCGTCCTTATCGTCGGATGTGTTGTCGGATTTACTGCCAGTCTTGCCAGGGTTGGGATTACCGCCGGTCTGAGTGGTCGTAACCAAAGTAGCGGTATTCGCAGCCTTGATGGCCTTAGCCTCTGCATCGGTGATGCCTGCCTTAGCCAGCAGAGCGCTGTTCGGCATGACGCCCATCAGCAGCATATCCATTGCACGGTCGTAGGCATCGCTCTGATTGTTTTCGGCGCGGTCCAGCGCATTCTGCTCCACGTTGTAGTCCCATTCCTTCTGCTGCCACTGCTTGTCGAACTCGTCCTGCTCGGCGTTGTAGTTGAAGGTGGTGCCCCACTGGAAGTCGCCCATCTTGTCGCGGTAGTCGCCGTGGACGAAGTCGCGGTCGTCGTACCAGTCGCTCACGTCATCGCGGTAGCGGTTGTAGTCGGTGTCGTCCAGACCCTGCAGCATATTCAGATCGGCACGCTGACCGGCCAGATCATCCATGTACATGGAGTATGCCAGCTGATACAGCTCGGGGATCTTGTCGCCAAGCTGGGCCATGTAATAGTCATTGGCCTGCTGTGCCGCAGTCGCAGCCCAGGTGTTCATGCCGCCGGCACCGCTGGCCATAGCCGCCAGCGTGTCGTTCATGGCACGGTTGCCTTCCCGGATGTACTGCTTCTTGTACTGCTGATACAGGGGGTCGGTCTCGGCGTCGTAGCTGAACTTCTCCCGGTTGAGGATCTGGTTCAGCAGTGCGTCGATGCGCTCGCTGTACTGGCTCTCGAAGGTGGGCTTGGGGTTGCTGCTCAGGTAGGCGTCGTAATCGAAGGTGGGCATCTCGAAGTCCACGCCGGTCTTCAGAGAGACGGGCTGGTTTGCCACACCGCTCCACATACCGGTCTGGGAATCAAAGCCCACATTGCCACCCAGCTGTGCAGCCAGCTGGCGGTTGGCCTCCTCCAGGGTCTTCTTGCCCGCAGCATCGGCATTCCACCAGTCAATGCTGTTCTGGTTCATCTGCTGCTGCAGACGGCTCTGATTGTCGTTGTGGGTGTACACGTTGTTGCTGGAGCCGTTGTAGCCGTCGGGCATCAGGTACTGGCTGTACTTGTTGGTGGTAGCATAGTCCATGCCCTCGCCCTGGATCTTGGCGTTACGCTGCTGCTCATACAGCGCAGCGCTGGCATAATCCTTTTTATTTGCTGCCTGCTCCATCAGCAGGCTGTAGTCTACGTCCTTGTCGTAGTCGTAAATCTTGGCCATAGGTTATTCACTCCTTTCAAACATCGCTGCCCACGGTGAACTCACGCACAAATGCCTTGATGGTGCAGTCGCCCTGTCCGCGCACGCGGATGCTCACGCTGTCGCAGCGGGTAGGCCGAATGGGTACGCCAATGGTGCGTGCCCGCTCGTTGTGCGTGGTGTAGACCTCGTGCCACTGCTTGTCCTGGTCTGTTTTCACATCCACGGACAGCCATGCGCCGGCAGCCATATCCACCCGCATAGAGAATCTGCTGTAGCCCTTGCGCTCGTCCATCGTCTCGTTGAACGGGCAGAAGGTCACGCTCCACTCGATGTCCTCCAGGCTGCCGTTGCGGTCAACCTTCAGCAGCTGACCATCCGCGCACAGCAGATATACGCTGCCGTCGTGGAACGCCATGTCCACGGCCTGGATGTTGTCCTCTTCCAGCCAGATGCCCTTCAGCATATCGAAGACGAATAGATGCCAGTTGCCACTCTCCTGCATGGAGATGTAGTACCGCTCGCCATCGCTGGCCGCTACCGCATCGGTATAGCGTCGTGCGCCGAAGTTCTCGCTCAGCAGGTCGGGGATGCCACCGGTGTAGGCATACACGCCGTGCAGGCCCTTGTAGATCAGCTGCTCGTTGATCATGCACATGGACTTCTCACAGCCCTTCTGCACGCCGTACACACTGGCAGAGACCAGCTGATAGTTGCTGGGCTTGCTGCCGTAGATCTTGTGCAGCGTGTGCTCCTTGAAGAAGCAGATGTGCTGGCCGTAAGGAATGCAGCCGGTGAAGTCACCCTCGGTACCAACCTGGATCGCCCAGCTGTCGGAGGCAATGCCATCATTGACGGAGAAGTTCAGCGGGTCCAGATACTTGCTGCAGTAAATGGTATCACCCTTACAGCCCCACAGACGGTAGTTGCTCTCGCAGATGTAGTCCAGGTCGGGCACTTCTCTGGCCAGGGTCACGCTGCCGCTCTCGGTGCCGGCCTCAAACACATTCTCATAGAAGGTCAGCACCTTGCCCTCCACACCGCGCACGATGGGGGTCTTGTTGTTGTATGCCTTGCTGCAGCCGGTGATCTTCACCGCATCACCCACACGGAAAGGCCAGTCGGCACCGGTGGTGGTGATGGTGCAGTCGGTAAACACCAGGCCGGATGCAGTATAGCTGGCCTCCATGCTCTGGAAGGTATCCTCTGCTGCGTTGTAGTACACCTTGTCGGGGAAGATGCACACATAGTTGCCTACAGTCGCCGTCTGCTTTCTGCCCTCGGTGACCGTGCCCACCTGTCTGCCCTCATACAGCACCTTGGTGCCGTCGATCACCATCAGACCATCCTTGGCATGGAGGGTGGTCGGGGAGGTGTACTCCCCAACCTTTACCCGCTCCCGCCGGGGCGTGATGCAGGGAAACTTCTCGCTGGACAGGTTCTTGCACTCGGCAAACTCGCCGTCACGGTAGCCCTCGCCAAAGTTCAGACCGCGGAAGTTGACGATATATTTCTCCGTTCGGTTCTTGAGAACTTTCAAAAACGGCATTCTCATATCATCACCTCACCACAGCTTGATTCCGCCGGCGCTCTTGGGCATATGCTCGCGGATGTAAGCCTTCTTGTACTCTTCCAGCTTGGTGTTGAACACCATGATGGTGTTGTTGTACTCCTCGTACTCCTTGTTGTGCAGGTCGATCTGTGCCTCCAGATAGAGGGTGTAGATGCCATCAAAGGGATGAGGCACCAGCAGCTGCGTGTCCATATCCTCGGGATAGGAATAGCTCACGCTCTCCTCTTCCTGCATGACAAGGCGTTTCACCATGCCGTCCAGTTCGCTCAGCCAGTGGAACTTCTCCTCGGCTCGGTATGCGTTGATTTTCACGTTGTCAACGTGTTCGATTGCTTTGTTCGGTGTCATGTCGCACCTCCTCACTTCAGAGCTTTGGCAAACTTCTTAATGAGCTGCACCGTGTTGGCATCGCTGTAGCCGGTGCCCTTTGCCCAGTAGGCGGGGCTGTCGATGATGCCACGGGCAGCCAGCTTCTTGCAGGCCTCGGTCAGCTCGTTGGTGGAGATGGCCGCATGGAAACTCTTCCAGGCGCTCACGCTGCCGGTCAGAGGATTCCAGCCAACCACACCGGGACAGGGCTTGCCGTTCACGTCGAAGTGGCGGATGACCTTGTCGGCGGGGATGCCGTACAGATCCATGAGATACTTGGTCAGCTCGATGGTAGCTGCCAGGGTCTCATCGGTGATGTACCAGCCGGGGCTGTTGGCATTCATGCTGCCGCCCTTGTGCTTCACGCACATCTCGATATGGATGCTGTTGTTGTTGGCTGCCTTGCCGAACAGCAGGCCGCCGCCGTTGGAATACTTACTGCCGCCCACAGCCCAGCAGTACCGCTTCTTGGGATCGGGGTTGTACTGCCAGATGTCGCCCTTGTGGCCCACGAAGAAGTCAGCGCTGGCGTTCTTGGTGGTGGGCAGGTTGTAATACTTCACGTTGGCCTCTGCATCCCCCAGGCCACCCACATAGTGGATGACCAGGTACTGGATGCTGCCCAGACGGATGCTGGTGTTATGGGTCTTAAAGCCCGTGTTCTTATTGATCTTCATACTTGGTCACCTCGCTCACCTTGGCAAAACCGTAGTTGAACTCGGACACCACACTCTCGATCAGCAGATTCAGCTCCAGCTCAGAGATGGGGATGCCCTTCTCCTCCAGCATCTGCCGCACGCCCTCTTTGGCCTTCTCCAGCTTCACAGGGCCGCCCAGGTCGTTGTACAGCTGCTCAGCTGCCTTGACGCAGGTGCGGACAACGTCCTGCTTCACCTTGTTGTTGACGTACTTCTCGTACAGTCTCTTGATCTGGGTGCCGATGTAGCCTGCCATGCCGGTAATGAATGCCGCGATCACAGGCAGCACATAGGCAACAAACATCTCGTTTGTCATGGTAAAACCTCCTTACAGTCCCACTCGTCCCAGGATGAAGGCGATCACAGC